TTTCTTCTGGACAAAGCACGAAGGTAATTATCGTTTCTACACCACGCGGTATGAATCACTTCTACCGTATGTGGCATGACTCTGAGAGGGGCAAGAACGAATATGTCCCCACAGATGTTCATTGGTCAGAAGTACCTGGTAGAGACGCTGTTTGGAAAGAACAAACAATTGCTAACACTTCAGAACAGCAGTTTAAAGTTGAATTTGAATGTGAATTTTTAGGGTCTGTCAATACACTGATTAATCCAGCAAAACTTAGAAATCTTGTATATGAGGATCCTATCAAGAGAAATGCTGGACTAGATGTTTATGAGCATCCAAAAGAAGAACATAACTATTTGATGACAGTTGATGTTGCTCGTGGTCTTGGAAATGATTATTCAGCATTTATTGTTTTTGATATTACAGAGTTCCCATATAAAGTAGTTGCAAAATATAGGAACAATGAAATCAAACCAATGCTGTTTCCCAGCATTATTAATGAAGTTGCAAAGGGATATAATAATTCTTGGTTATTGATAGAAGTCAATGATATTGGTGATCAGGTAGCAAACATTCTCCATTTTGATTTGGAATATGATAATGTTTTGATGTGTGCAATGAGAGGTCGTGCTGGGCAATTAGTTGGATCAGGATTTAGTGGAAAGAAATCCCAACTTGGTGTGAGAATGACTGCTGCGGTTAAAAAACTTGGGTGTTCTAACCTAAAGACTTTATTAGAAGATGATAAACTACTTACAGTTGATTATGATATCATTTCAGAATTAACCACTTTTGCTCAGAGGCATAATTCTTTTGAAGCAGAAGAAGGATGTAATGATGATTTAGCAATGTGTCTTGTTATTTTTTCTTGGTTAGTTGCTCAGGATTATTTCAAAGAAATGACGGACAATGATGTTCGTAAAAGAATTTATGAAGAACAAAAAAATCAGATAGAACAAGATATGTCTCCGTTCGGATTTATTTCTGATGGATTAGATGATATGGAATCTTTTGTTGAACAGAGTACCGGAGACAGATGGTTATCTACTGCTCAGAATTCCGGAAATCAACCATTAGAAGTTTGGAACTTAGATGAATATGGTGATCGATCTTATATGTGGGAATATAGATAATGGATTTAGAAGAGCAATTTGAAGTAGAGCATTTATTTTTCACAGAAAGGAAATGTAGAGTTTGCGGAATAAAAAAAAATTTATTAGATAGTTTTTATAAAACAAGAAAAAATAATACACTTATCTCATCATACTCATATGAGTGCAAAGATTGCACGATTAAAAGAATTCAAGAATCTAAAAAAAGCAAAGCATATTCTAGCGAGTGGCAATATCCTGATTGGTGAACATTCATGCAGCGTTTCCCCAATTAAAATAAGCATTTTCATAAATATTTCTAGATTAATTCTGGATAACACGGAGAATAAAGATGCCGCTAAATTTAGCATCTCCTGGAATTGTAGTAAAGGAATTTGATTTAACACTCGGAAGAGTTGCTCCATCATCCAATAAAACTGGAGCAATCGTAGCACCTTTTGCTAGAGGACCTGTAGACGTACCAACATTAGTAGAAAATGAAAATGATTTATTGAATATTTTTGGTCAATCTTATGCAACTGACAAGCATTATGAAAATTGGTTAACTGCATCATCATATCTTGCTTATGGTGGATCTCTTAGAGTAGTAAGAGCAAATGATATTGGTTTAGTCAATGGAATGGTTGGTGCTGCTGCTAGCGTAAAGATTGATAGTTTAGAGCATTATAACTTATTAGGTTATGATGAAAATACTGTTGCTAATGTTGTAGTTGCAGCAAGAAATCCTGGTACATGGTCAAATGGACTTAGAGTTGCAATTATTGATTCTAAAGCAGATCAAACCTTAGGTCTTACAACTACTGGCGCTGTAGTTGGTTATGGAGTATCCCAATCAGTTAGTGGAAGGGTTAATCCTGGTGCTGGTTCTACATCAGTTTTAGATGGATACTTAAAAGGAATTATCACGGGAATTGGAACTGGAACACTTGATGTTAAAGTTCTAAGTCACGTTTCTGCTGCTGGTACAGAAACATCTGTTGATTATCAGCAAAGTGGAATTTATAGCTTCTATACTGATCAAAACATCTCAGTTTTAACCAATAGTGGTGTAGGAATTGCAACCACTACAGTTTCTACTCGTGTAGATTGGTTTAGTCAGCAAAAAATTGGGCTAACAACAAATTCTAACACTGACTGGAGCAGTATCGCACCAGCCCCTGGTACCTCTGCATACGCCTCAGCGAGAGGATCACGATTCGATGAAGTTCACGTTGTAGTCATTGATGGTTTAGGTTCAATCAGTGGCAATGCTGGAACAATTCTTGAAAAGCATTTATCTATATCAAAAGCTTCTGATGCTGAGTTCTCTGTTGGAGATCCTTCTAACTGGAGAAAATACTTAGCAAATAATTCAAATTATATTTTTGGATTAGGATCTCCAACAGGAATCGTAACGACTGGATTCACAGGTAATTATACACCTGCAACAGACAATGCTTGGGATCAACCAGCAGATGGAGTTATCTTTGCTGCCTCTGGAGCATCAAACAATGTATTATCCAAAGGTGCAGATTATGCTGGAAAGGTAAGCATTGGTACGACTGGTGCTCTTACAGCATCTCTTGGAGAATTGTCGGATGGATATGATCTGTTTGAATCTACTGATAATTACACCGTAGATTTCTTACTGATGGGATCTGCATCATATGCAAAAGAAACCGCCCAAGCTCTTGCAAATAAAATTATTTCAGTTGCAGAACTGAGAAAAGATGCTCTGGCATTCATTTCCCCTTATAGAGGTGCTGCTTTAACTGATACAACTGAGCAAGGTGCAGTAACAGTTCGTTCTGCAAGTGATATTACTACAAATCTTGTTTCATTCTATGCCCCTATCACTTCATCATCTTATGCAGTATTTGATAGTGGTTACAAATACATGTACGATAGATTTGCAAATACTTTCAGATATGTTCCACTAAATGGTGATATGGCAGGTCTCTGTGCCCGCAATGATATTAATAACTTCCCTTGGTATTCGCCAGCAGGAACAACAAGAGGTGCCATTCTGAATGCAGTTAAACTTGCATACAATCCAACAAAATCACAAAGAGACACTCTCTATTCAAATAGAATCAACCCAGTAGTCTTCTCACCTGGATCTGGTATTATTCTGTTTGGAGATAAGACTGGACTTGCTAAGGCATCGGCATTTGATCGCATCAACGTTCGTCGCCTGTTCGTTTATCTTGAAAATGCTATCTCGCAAGCAGCAAAAGATGCTCTCTTCGAATTTAACGATGAGATTACAAGAACAAACTTTGTAAACACCGTTGAACCTTTCCTCCGTGATGTTCAAGCGAAGAGAGGAATTTTTGATTATGTTGTAGTTTGCGATGAAACAAATAACACTGCTGCAGTGATAGATAGTAATGAATTTAGAGCTGATATCTTTATCAAACCAGCAAGATCAATCAACTTCATTGGACTGAATTTTATTGCCACCAAGACTGGTGTTGATTTTGAAGAAGTAATCGGAAACTTTTAATTTAGAGGTTTAAAAAACTATGGCAACCAGACAGCAATTAAATCCACCTCCTTTAAGGAAGATTACTGACTTCAAAAGTAAGTTATCTGGTGGTGGTACAAGAAGTAATCTTTTTGAAGTTGTTCTTTCTTTCCCTGACATTGCTCCAGCAGATGTTAATACCTTAGATAAGGCAAGATTTTTAGTTAAGTCTGCTGCTCTTCCAGCATCAAGTGTTACTCCTCTGGAAGTTTCTTTCCGTGGAAGAACCTTAAAACTTGCTGGGGATCGTACATTTGAATCTTGGACAATCGGAGTTATTAACGACACTGATTTTGCAATTCGTTCTGCTTTTGAAAAGTGGATGAATGCAATTAATAGAGTTTCCGATAACACAGGTGCAACTGATCCTGCAGCATATCAGGCAGATGCTTTTGTTTATCAACTTAATCGTGATGGTACCACTTTAAGAGCATATCATTTCTATGATATTTTCCCAACAAACATCAGCAACATTCCTCTAGATTATGGTACGGATTCGATTCAAGAATTCACAGTTGAAATGCAAGTTCTCTGGTGGGAAGCAGTTAAAGGAACATCTCCTGCTGCTGGTGGTGAAGACATTAACTAAATAGTAAAATAACAGTTTAAATTTATAAAATGGCGAAACTTTTTGGTTTTTCGATTGAAGATACAGAAGAAAAATCTAAATCTATAGTATCCCCCGTTCCTCAGACAGATGAGGACGGGGTTGATTATTTTATTCAATCTGGGTTTTATGGTCAGTATGTAGATATAGAAGGTGTCTATAGAACTGAGTTCGATTTAATGCGTCGTTATCGTGAAATGGCGTTACATCCAGAATGTGATGCTGCGATTGAAGACGTTGTAAATGAGGCAATTGTAAGTGATCTTTATGATTCTCCCGTTGAAATTGAATTATCAAACTTAAACGCAAGTGATAAACTAAAGAAAGCAATCAGAGATGAATTTAAATCTATCAAAGAAATGATGGATTTTGATAGAAAATGTCACGAAATTTTTAGAAATTGGTATGTTGATGGTAGATTATATTATCTAAAGGTTATCGATACTAAAAAACCACACGAGGGCATTAAAGAAATTAGATATATTGATCCAATGAAAATGAAGCACGTTCGTCAAGAGGTAAAGACGAATGGCAAAAATGGCAATCCTATTGTAAGTACTCTAACCGCAAACGCAAATCTTACTAACTCAGAAATGAGTTATTCTGATGTTGAAGAATATTTCATATATTCCCCCGCACCAAATTATCCTATGGGTTCCTTAAGTGGAGCATCAAAAGGATCTCTCAAAATTGCAAAAGATTCGATTACTTATTGCACATCAGGATTAGTTGATAGAAATAAAGGAACGGTTCTCTCATATCTACACAAAGCAATCAAAGCACTCAATCAATTAAGAATGATTGAAGACTCTTTGGTGATTTATAGATTATCCCGTGCTCCAGAGCGTAGAATTTTCTATATTGATGTTGGCAACTTACCAAAAGTTAAGGCAGAACAATATCTTAAAGAAGTGATGAGTCGCTATCGTAACAAACTTGTTTATGATGCGAATACTGGAGAAATTCGTGATGATCGTAAGTATATGGCGATGCTTGAAGACTTTTGGCTTCCAAGAAGAGAAGGTGGTAGAGGAACTGAAATCACAACTCTTCCAGGTGGTCAAAATCTTGGAGAACTTGCTGATATTGAATATTTCCAGAAAAAACTTTATAGGGCATTAGGAGTTCCAGAAACAAGAATTGCTGGTGGTGGTGATGGATTCAATCTTGGACGCTCATCAGAAATTCTGAGAGATGAACTTAAGTTTTCTAAGTTTGTAGGGAGACTTAGAAAGC